AGTTTTAGATGAGCCAAAAGAAACGATCAGATAAAAACAGCACCACCTCCGCAGTTCAAGGCTTTGCCGGGGCGATGGAAGATGTGCCACTGCCCGAAGGCGTTGAACTTCGCGGCGAGGATGAGTTGGTGATTTGGCGGCAGTTCACCCGCGCACGCGCGAGGGAAGATTGGCGCGACATGGACCTGATCCTGCTAACTAAAATTGTTAAAATGGAAAGCGACATTCGTAAGCATCAAGACACGCTCGACCGCTCTGGCGTGATCATACAAAACAAACGTGGCACGCTTGTCACGAACCCGCTGTTAAATGTTGTCGATACTTTAGAGCGCCGCCAGATGGCCGTGATCAGATCAATGAGTTTAAACCAGCAGCACAGCGACCCGCGCACAATAAACGCCTCGGCCAAATCTGAGAGTCACGCTAGATCGTTGCTAAAAACTATTGGCATCGAAGGCTTAATCGCAACACCAATGAACTGAGGCTAAATAAAATCGCAGAGTTTTTTGAGCATAAAGTTTCCAATGTAGCGGACTTGATCCCCTATGCCTTAAACAGCCGCACGCACAGCGACCAACAGATTGCACAGCTTGCGGCAGCGATCAGAGAGTTTGGATTTACAAACCCGGTGCTGGTCGATGAAGAAAACAACTTGATTGCTGGACACGGTCGGTTGCTTGCGGCGCGCAAATTAAAGATGGATCAGGTGCCGTCGATTGTTGTCGCCGGGTTGGATGATCGGCGTCGGCGCGCGCTGGTTATCGCTGACAATAAACTGGCGCTGAACGCTGAGTGGGACGTTGAGGCGCTTGGCGTTGAGCTTGATGACTTGGCCGAGGAATTTGGCGAGTTGATGGGGTTCAGCCAAGATGAACTTGTCGCGCTTATGACCAAGGTCGAAGAAGGTTTGACCGACGAGGACGCTGTGCCTGACGCGCCTGATGTGCCGATAACGGTCGAGGGCGATGTTTGGACGCTGGGCAATCACAGGCTAATGTGTGGCGACAGTACAAGCATCGATGCAGTTGATAAACTGATGGACGGGCAGAAGGCTGATATGGTTTTTACTGACCCGCCTTATGGGGTCAGCTTTCAATCTAATATGCGAACAAAGAGCGAAAAATTTGATGTATTAAAGAATGACGATAAGTTTCTGGATATTGCGCCAATAATTTCTGCTTGGTCGACAGGCTGGTTGTTTGTGTGGACAAGCTGGAAAGTTTTGCCGCAATGGCTGAATCAGATGGAGTCTTTTGGATACCCGACCAACCAAGTGATTTGGTTTAAGGGCGGCGGTGGAATTGGCGATTTAAAAAAAACTTTTTCCAGTGATTATGAAACTGCATTAGTTTGGCACCGTGGCGCTGAATTGACTGGAAAGCGCATTGGCAGCGTGTGGAAGCTAGAAAAAGACGGGGCCGCGACTTATAAGCACCCGACACAAAAGCCAGTCGCGCTGGGTGTTGAAGCAATCGACAAAACGACGAGCGTTGGCGCAAGTGTTCTTGACCTTTTCGGCGGCTCTGGCTCTACCCTAATCGCCTGCGAAAAAACAACCCGACATTGCCGCATGATGGAACTAGACCTAAAATACTGCGACGTAATCATCAAGCGATGGCAGGAGTTTACTGGCAAGCAAGCGGTGCATGAAAACGGCAAAACTTATGACGAGTTGAGCGTTGCAGAGCCGCAAAAGATCAGCGCTTGAAGCTGTTGCAAATGTTGCGATTGGTTTTCTGGTCGCGGTGGCCGCAAACCTGATTGTTTTACCTGTGTTTGGATACCCAGTCACTGTGGCCGACAGCTTTGGCATAGGCATAATTTTCACGGCTGTCAGTTTGGCGCGCAGCTATATCGTCAGACGCCTGTTTAATAAATTCGACTAAATATCCACCTCAAATCTGAGCGTCGTGATGACGCCCTGCATCCTACAAATGGAGGCCGATCATGGCTATCACTACAGAATTGTCAAAATTCTTTAAGCAAGAATTGCTCAAAGGCTCACACGACTTTGACGCGCACACATTTCGCGTTGCTTTGATTAAAGTTGGCGCGGCTAGAAACTATAACAAAGATGTCGGATCATATTCATTTTTAACTGGCGGTCCAATTGCTGCAGGCGAGAGCGATCCAAGCGCGGCAACTGATCAGGTCAGCGGCACAGGTTACGACAGCACATTTGACACGTTTGGAACTGGCGCGGCGGCTGTGCTTGCCACAACAACACCTGCGGGTGCATCAATTACATATCCAGCAATCAGTGGTGATAAAGCAATTATTGACTTTGCTGACGCTGTTTTTGGATCTGTGACCGTCAGCGCGATCGGTTGTATTTTGTATAACGCCAGCATGTCGGCAGCATCCAACAACTTAATCGCCTCGTTTGATTTTGGCGGTACAGTCAGCGCGACCGCTGGTGACTTCACTGTGCAATTCCCGACGCCTGACTCAACAAATGCAATCTTGCGGATCGCGTAGGTCTGACCGATGGTTAAGCTAGTCAATCGCGCAAAAATGAAAGTTGCAAGCGGCGGGGCTTCAACCTTAACGCTTGGCCAAGCCTGCGACGGCTATCAGACCTTTGCAGCGGGTGGCGTAACCGATCAAGACAAACTGCGATATACCATTACTGACGGCGACGATTGGGAAATTGGAATTGGCACTTATACGTCCAGCGGCAAAACGCTTGCACGCGCGGTAACTGAAAGCAGTAATTCTGGAAATGCGATCACTTGCGGATCTGGCGCTGAAATATTTGTTACTATGGCGGCAGAGGATTTCACAGACAATGCGGCCCCTGCGTTTGTAAACACTATACCAGCGTCAGTGGACTTAGTGCCAGATGCCTCGACGGCTTTGACCATTGATGCCAAGGCAGTTGATGACGATGGATTTCCAATTACGTACACATTTGACGGATTTTCAGGCAGCACAGTTTATTCTAATTCAAGTCTCCCCCCTCAATTAAATGCTGCTCCTTCAATAGACCAATCCACAGGCGTATTTTCGCTGATAGGTTCTTCTAATTCGTCAAACGCTGGTAATTTTAATTTGCGAGTGAGGGCATCGGATGGCGTACGTACAGCCACGAAAAATGTAATTTGTAACTTGTATTTCTTCCCCAGAACAAATCTTGTTGGCCTTTACGATGCTGCAAGTACTACGTCCTATAGCGGAACAGGCACAGCTTTCAGCGACATGTCCGGCTCTGGAGGTCCCGATCTAACACTAGGCTCGACTTCTACGTATAACTCCTCTGGTAAGGGCGGTGTCGCAAGTTTCACACTAACTGGCGCAAGTGCAATCACTTACAGTGGCAGTGCGTTTGGTTTCGCGGCTACTGTTTTTGCCATTTTCTCTAACACAGAGACAGACACAGCGGGCCACGGTTTGATCGGGTCAGATGTGGCTGGCAGTGAGGGCCTGTTTTTGGATAACGGCTCGAACACCACTTCAGCCAGACGTTCATCCGCTAATGGTACAAATTCGGTTGGGACAACTGGCAGTACCATAATTTACATCGACAAAGTCACCCAGGAGTACACAAGAAATCAAATGTTTGACGAGCTGGGAAACGGGGCATATCGGTCTTTGACGTACACGCACGCACGAATAGGCGCAGGTTTCAATTTCAACACCGACTCAAGCTCTGGACACACGGAGGGTGAATTGCGGGCAATCGCAATTTATTCTGGCACACCATCTGTGGCTGACATAACGGCTTTACACGCTTATTTTAAAACCGATTATTCGTCAGATTCAGATATGGCTCCATAATGCTAGGATTTAGCCCACTTGCAAGCGCAGCCCTATCTGAAGTCGGTGCACTAGTTTTACCAATTGCGCAAGTCAGCGGAGTCGAGGCGACTAGCGAAGTAACAGACCAGCCGATTGCACTTCAGCCTGTGACTGTTGCAATTTCGGGCGTCAGCGGAACAGTTACCGGCGCTGAATCACTCGGCGTAATGATTGGTTCATTTTACACCGTTTTTGCCTTAAATTTAACTGCTGAACTTGAGCCTTTGCCGCTAACAGGTTTGACGCGCTTAATGCTGATCGATAGCGCAGGCGAGTTGATCGTTGAAAATGGTATAGCTGGCGTGCCGACTGTTGTGCAGGTCGCAGGAGTTGAAGCAACTGGCGCGGCAGGTTCGGCAATTGGGTCGGTTTCAATTGCTGCAAGTTTATCGGGTGTTTCGGCGACTGCTGAAACATCAGCAACGACGGTGATCGTTGACCAAAACAAACCGATCACTGGTTTTGGTTTGGCATTTGAACTTGAAGGTTTAGACAACGCGCCACACTTGCAGGTTGTTTCTGGTTTTGGCTTGGCTACTGACACTAGCGATCTGGTTAACTCACCGCATTTGCAGCAGATCAGCGGATTGCAAGCGCTTGGCGAGTTGGAAGAATTAGCCAACACACCAGCAACCAAAGTCATTGTTGGCGTCGAGGCACTTGCAACGGCTAATCAGTTAGACAATTTACCAGCGGTCAAACCTATTGACGGCATTACAGCCACGCTTGAATTAAATGAATTAGATAATACTCCAATTGTGCATTCTCTTGTCGGGCTGCAAGGCACATTCGATGTAAATGCAGTAGACAATCGACCCGGTAACGCAACGAAGGTCGGCAATTTTGAGCTGACAGGCAATGCAGGCGACGTTTCAAGTAAATTGTCAGCGGCAGTTGTGCTGTCAGGTATTCATGGCATTGGACAAGTCGGTGACGTAATTGGCGGCGGCGGTCATACAAAAGCAATTGAAGGCGTTGAAGCCTCGCAGGAACTAGGCACAGCAATCACGCTAGTCATAGCCTTTCCCATCGATATTGGCATCAGTCAGGGGCAATCTTTAACAATTTCGTGCGGAAGCGTGACGGCTGTTGAAATTGAAATTGTACCGTTTGCAACACCACTCCCTGATCGTTTGGTAAATTACGCAGTTTTGACGCCAGCAAATTCAAACTTTGCGGTTTTGACGCCAGCAAATTCAAACTTTGCAATTGTTGACAACAAAATAAACGGTTTGAGGTAAATATGTCAGATCAATTTATCATAAAGCAAAATGACACATTGCCGACTTTGACGGCAGTTTTAAAAGACGCTAGTGGCACGGTCGTTGATCTGACAAATTGCACAGTAACTTTCAAAATGGGCAGTGAGATTGCCACCAAAACAAGTGCAGCGGCGACAATTACAAGCGCCACGCAAGGTGGTGTTAGCTATCAATGGTCTGCAAGCGACACTGACACTGCAGGCATATATCTTGGCGAGTTTGAATTGGTCAAACCAAGCGGATTAAAAGAAACATTTCCAAACGGTGAGCCGTTTCGCGTCATTGTGCGGCAGGACTTTTTCTAAATTTGACCAGAGGCAAGAAGGTTGTCGCGTTTATTGAGGCATTCTGTTTGATCCCAGAGGGCCAATTCGTCGGCCAGCCAATGAAACTTCTGCCGTTTCAGAAAAAGTTTATTCTGGACGTTTATGACAACTCAGCAGGAACAAGCCGCGCATATCTGAGTGTCGCGCGAAAAAATGGAAAATCTGCGTTAATCGCAGCAATATTGCTGGCGCATATCGTTGGACCAGAGGCAAAGCAAAACAGCCAGATCGTCAGCGGCGCAAGATCACGCGATCAAGCGGCGCTTGTGTTTAAGTTGGCCGAAAAAATGGTGAGATTATCGCCGCAATTGTCAGAGATTGTCAGAGTTGTGCCAAGCAGCAAGATGCTAATCGGCTTGGTGATGAATGTTGAATACAAGGCGATCAGCGCAGAAGCTGGGACAGCGCATGGCTTGTCGCCTGTTTTGGCGATTTTGGACGAGGTCGGTCAGGTTCGAGGTCCGCAAGATAGTTTTATTGAGGCAATTGAGACCGCACAGGGCGCGCACGCATCGCCGCTTTTAATCGCAATCAGCACACAAGCTGCAACTGACGCTGATTTGTTTAGCAATTGGCTAGATGACGCGGCAAACGCCAAGGATCGGCGCATTGTTAGTCATGTGTATACCGCGAAAGAGGATTGCGCGCTAAACGACAGAAAATCGTGGCGCGCTGCAAACCCAGCTTTGGGAAAGTTTCGGTCACTGCAAGATATGGCCGATTTTGCAAGACAGGCGGCAAGGTTGCCTGCAAAAGAAAATAGTTTTCGCTGGTTATACTTAAATCAACGCATTGAGGCGGTTTCGCCGTTTTTATCGAAGTCGGAATGGGAAGCAAACGCGGCTGCGCCTGATGTGAAACTCGGATCGCCTTGCTGGGCGGGGTTGGATTTATCCGCAAGCCGAGATTTGACCGCGTTGGTTTTGGTTTTTCCAATTGACGATCAGTTTCATGTTGTGCCGCATTTCTTTTTGCCAAGGCAAGGTATCAGAGAACGCAGCCAAATCGAAAAATATCCATACGATACGTGGGCTAAACAGGGATTTCTGACGCTCATTGACGGGCCAGTTATTATTCCAAGCGTGATCGCAATGGCGGTTGCTGAAATTTCGCAAGACTACGACTTGCAGCTTTTGGCTTATGACCGCTGGCGCATTCACGATTTCCAACGCGAATTGGACAATATCGGCGCGCAGATACCGATGGTGTCGTTTGGTCAGGGCTTTAAGGATATGGCTCCTGCAGTCGATAAGGTTGAACGGCTTGTTGCAGAGCGCAAATTGCGTCACGGCGGCAATCCGATTTTAAATATGTGCGCCGCTGGGGCGGTTATTGAGCAAGACCCAGCAGGCAATCGAAAGCTGCATAAAAAGAAAAGTTTGAGCCGCATTGATGGCTTGGTCGCTTTGGCGATGGCGTTGGGCTGCATGTCCACAGAGGCCGAAATCGTGATGACGTCGCCTTGGGATGATCCCGATTATCGGCTGGCGGGTTAGGAGACATTTATGGGCATTTTTGACCGATTTATAGGGCAAGAGGCGCGCAGCTTAGAAGACCCGACCGCGACCAACAGCACTAAAGATTTTCTGTCGGTCATGGGCTGGGGCGATTTTGCCGCTGCGGCTGGCGTGACGGTCAACGTTGATACTGCAATGGGCGTGCCTGCGATTTGGGCGGCTGTAAACTTCATAGGTGGCACGCTGGCGGGTTTGCCGTTGCATGTTTACCGCAAGACCGATGCAGGGCGTGAGCGAGTTAAAGAAGGTTTTGGAGCCACGATTAACACAGCCGTCAATGATGAAATGTCATCGTTTGAGTGGCGCAAATACATGTTTGAGCAAGTCTTAACTGGCGGTCGTTCAATAACTTACATTGAGCGCGATGGCAGCGGCAATGTGCGCAACTTGCATCCAGTTGATCCGAATGGCGTTCTGGTCGAGCGCAAGACAACATCGCAGGGCTTTCCAGCGAAAACATATCGCTACAATCAGCGGATATTCAAAGCGCGCGACATCATTGATTTGACGTTTATGGTTAAGGCAAATCAGCTTGACCCGCGCGGTCCAATCGCCACGAATAAAGATGCGATTGGCATGGCTATTGCGGCCAGCCAATACGGCGCAAAGGCATTTCAATCGGGCGGCATTCCCCCGGCGGTTTTGCAAGGTCCATTTCAAAGCGGCGCAGCGGCCAGCCGAGCGTCAGAGGATGTTGCGGCAGCTACGGCCAAGCTCGCTAAAGAAGGTCGGCCAATCATGGCGCTGCCTTTGGGTCACGAATTAAAATCTGTCGGATTTTCGCCAGAGCAAATGCAATTGATCGAATTGCAACGATTTAGCATTGAGCAAATCGCGCGCATTTACAGTTTGCCGCCAATCTTTTTGCAAGACCTGACCCGCTCAACTTTCACAAATTCAGAACAGCAAGACTTGCATTTCGTTAAGCACACTTTGAAGCGGTGGATCGAACAGGCCGAGCAAGAAATGAACCTCAAGCTATTCGGTCGCGGGTCAGATCAATATGTTGAATTTAATGTCGATGGATTGCTGCGCGGCGATTTTAAAACCCGCATGGAAGCCCACGCCACGTCAATTCAGAACGGCATCAGAACGCCAAACGAGGTGCGCGATCTAGAGAATATGTCAGCGCGGGATGAGGGCAATGATCTGATGATCCAAGGCGCGACTGTTCCAATCAAAAATCAAGTGATCGGAGATCAAGATGAGTAAAGAAATCAGAACGCTCGATAGCGGCGTTGAAATCCGAGCCGACGAAGATGGCATAAAAGTCAGCGGATATGCGGCGGTTTTTGACGAGGAAACCAACATCGGCGGTCAGTTTATGGA